TCTGGCGCTGTCACCACTGGTAATCCATGTGGTGTACTCGTCGGCTGTCAGTATGTCAACTCATCTGGTCAAACTGTACAAGCACAATACTTCCCCGGAAGTGGCGTGACTAGTGCTGTTGCCTTTGTAGTTGATGACCCCTTGGCGTTGTTTAAAGTAGCTGTAGCTTTCGCCAATGGCGTAGTAACTACTGTTCAGCAAAATGCTGTTGGTACAAACATGTCTTATAACCTAGGTACTGGCTCGTCCACTACCGGTGATTCTGGCGCATTTGTAACTGCAGCTTCTGGTGCTAACACATCAACCCTTCCATTCCGAGTTATCGCTGTTGTTCCCGATACGGCTGTTACTGCAACGACCTTCTGTGAAGTTCTCGTTAAAGTAAACAACCACGAGTACAACACCGCTCTCGGTAACAACCTAGCTTAAGGAGCGTTTAAATGGCTATTTCTCGTGCACAACTACTTAAAGAGTTGCTCCCGGGTCTGAACGCTCTGTTTGGACTTGAGTACGCCAAGTATGGCGAAGAGCATAAAGAGGTCTATGAAACTGAAACTTCAGAGCGTAGCTTTGAAGAAGAGACCAAACTGTCTGGCTTCAGCGCCGCCCCCGTGAAGAACGAAGGTGCGCCGATTGCTTATGACAATGGTCAAGAAGCATGGACTGCTCGTTACAACCACGAAACCATTGCCCAAGGTTTCAGCTTGACTGAAGAAGCTATCGAAGATAACCTCTACGACAGCCTCTCTGCTCGCTACACCAAGGCTCTGGCTCGTTCTATGGCTTACACCAAGCAAGTCAAGGCTGCCGCTGTTCTGAACAACGGCTTCACTGCTGGCTACAACGGTGGTGACGGAGTTCCTTTGTTCTCTGCTTCACACCCATTGGTTTCTGGTGGCACCAACAGCAACATTCCTTCTACCCCTGCTGACCTTAACGAGACTTCTTTGGAAGCCGCCGTTATTCAAATCAGCTTGTGGACTGATGAACGTAGCTTGCTGATTGCTGCTAAGCCTCGTAAGTTGATTGTTCCTCCTTCACTTCAGTTCGTTGCAACTCGTTTGCTCGAAACTGAACTCCGTGTTGGTACGAACGACAACGACATCAATGCGTTGAAGAACAACGGTTCGATTCCTGAAGGTTATGCTATTAACCACTTCTTGACCGACACCAATGCTTGGTTCTTGACCACTGATGTGCCTAACGGCATGAAGCACTTCGTGCGTGTTCCTCTCCAGCAGTCTATGGACGGCGACTTTGATACTGGTAACGTACGTTACAAGTCTCGTGAGCGTTATTCATTCGGCTGGTCTGACCCGCTCGGTATGTTTGGCTCCGCAGGTGCCTAAAAGAAAAAGGAGGCTTCGGCCTCCTTTTTTGTTGCAAAACGTTTTGTTTGTTGTAAGATGTTAATAACCGGGTTAATCCGGTTAATCAGACCTCCCGGTGGATGCGTACACAACTGATTAACTGAACTTTGTACGAAGGAAAATTTATTATGGCTCGTTCTACGACTCAATCCGTCTGGCGTTCTGGTGGCGGCGACCAAACTCGCACCACAACCGCTGGTTCTATGGACATGACTGCTACGTTCTACATTGCGAACGTGGCGGCCTCTGGTAACGTAACTGCTAACTCTAGCTTGGCTAATAGCTCTGTTATTCTGCCTGCTAACGCAGTTGTTACTGATGTTGCAATCACTACCGCTAGCACTTCTGGCAATATGAGCTTGGGTTTCACCCCACTCTCGAATATTGGCCCGGGTCAAACGATTACTACTGGTACTGCTGTTCCTACTGGCTTCTTGTCTAACGCTGCGGTTAACGCACGTGTTAATGTGACTGTTGCTGGTACTGGCGCTGGTACTTATGTTGGTAACGTGGCTAACGCTACTAACGTGGTTATCGTGACTTCTACCGCTACTAATGGTGCTGGTAGTGTTGCTGGATACATCAAGTATTTTGTATCTGATAACGGTCAACAAGAAGCTTAATAGGGGAGGGACCCTATTATGGGCATGCAATATGACGTAAAACAAGGTCACTTAAATCAAAGTGGCTTCTTTGTACTTGGGCGCAACCGTGTTAAAGGCGTTTCGTTTTTTGGTGGCGGCGGAACTTTGGTTTTGTTTGATACAACCGTAGCCCCAGTAACTTCAAGCGTAACTTATGGTCGTAGCGGTACAACCGTTACAGTGACAAAAGTTGCGCACGGTCTGTCTACGGGCGATGTTGTTGGCATTCACTTTAACACTGGTACTGGCGGCGCTGCTACTGATGGAAACTACTCCATTACTAGAACAGGCGCAGATACATTTACGCTAGTCGACATCAATACTGGGAACATCACAGCTACTCCAGCAGCGATTTATGTCAGCGGCGCAAATCGTTGGTTACTGACCTACGAAACGCACTCAACAGACGAGTTTCAAAATGCTCCCCTTATTCCCGGCGAAGGCGTATTGGCAGTAAATGGAATTTATGCCTACATGAGTTCTATTGACGGGGCGCAGATTTACTATGGCTAAGAAGAACCCAACTCTTGCGATAGGTCGTGGCGAAAAACTACCCGTCTCGCAAGGGGCGGGTTTGACCGCTAAAGGTCGTGCCAAGTACAACGCTGCTACAGGCTCCAATCTAAAAGCTCCTGCACCCAATCCTAAGACTAAGAAAGACGCCGCACGTCGGAAGTCTTTCTGTGCTCGTATGAGTGGGATGCCGGGTCCGATGAAAGATGAGAAAGGCAAGCCAACTCGTAAGGCGGCTAGTCTTAAGAGATGGAAGTGCTAGTACATGGAACTGACGGTTATATGGAACATCGTTTTAACGGCGATTGTAGGTGTCTTGGGCTTTGTGCTTAAAGAAAAGTTCGAGGAACTTAACCGACTGGGGATTCTTTTGAATCGCACCAGAGAGGAGATTGCTCGGGACCATATAACAAGGGCGGAAGTTCGTGCGGATTTGCAAGCGATTCGGGAGCATTTTGATGATGGCTTCGCTAGGTTGGAAGCTAAGATTGACAAACTAGCGGAGAAACGTTGATGCCTTCAGTCAGTAAGAAACAACACAACTTGATGGCAATGGTTGCAAACAATCCAACCAAAGCTAAACAGTTGGGTATCCCGCAATCTGTTGGTAAAGAGTTTACCGAAGCAGACAAGGGTAAAAAGTTTGGTACTGGGGGTCGCCCTGACCTTCAGAAAGTTAATAAACCTACCACTGAACATGGTAAACAAACTCTCTTTAAAGGAGGCGGTATGGCTAAGGACAAGATGGACATGGCTCAGGACAAAAAAATGGTCAAAAAAGCTGTTGCAATGCACGACAAGCAGATGCACGGTGGCAAAAAGACCGATATGTCTAGCCTGAAAAAAGGCGGTATGGCTATGAAGAAGATGGCTATGGGTGGCATGGCTCGTATGGCTGCTAAAGGTGAACACCCTGTTCAGAAACAAGCTAAGCGTGGCGCTGAGATGGTCAAGATGGCTGCAGGTGGCCTTGCTTCTGGGCACAAGTCTGCTGACGGCTGCGCAGTGCGTGGCAAGACTCGTGGCACTCAAGCTGCTATGCGCAAGGGCGGAAAGGTCTGCTAATCATGCCTAAACAAGCTAGATACGATGTCGAAGACCCGCAGGCTTTAGTTGACCGGATTGCTACGGAAGAGAATCTAGCTGACCGTGCAGCTATGGACCGCTATGTGGTGAACCCACTTAAGCGTGGCGCTACTGCGATTAAGGATGCCGTGATTGGTACGCCTGAGCAGAACCGTGCTGCCGCTGCTCGCATGAAAGCTCAGGACGAGAAGAACCCTAACACTTTTCAAGCTAAGGTCAATCGCTTCTTGGGTTACGGTGGCTATGACGAAGCTCCCGAAGGCAAGAAAAAAGGTGGCAAGGTCAAAGCCTACAAAGCAGGTGGTACGGTCAGTTCCGCTTCCAAGCGTGCTGATGGCTGCTGCACCAAAGGTAAAACCAGAGGAAGAATGATATGAGAGCCAGTCGGGGTATGGGCGCTATCGCCCCTTCAAAGATGCCTAAAGGGAAAGTTATTCACCGCAAGGATAACCCCGACGCTGTCGATTTCTACAAAAAAGGTGGCAAGGTATCCAAAGTAAACGAGGCTGGTGTATATACCAAGCCAAGTATGCGTAAGTCCTTGTTTGAAAAAATCAAAGCTTCCGCTACGCAAGGAACTAAAGCCGGACAGTGGAGCGCTAGGAAAGCCCAGTTGCTTGCCAAGAAGTACAAGGCCAGCGGCGGGGGTTATAAGGGGTAAAACATGGCACGTGATAGCGACCTTGCGGCACTAGCCGCACTTATCGGAGCAGGTGCACTGGCGATGCGTAAGAAGTCGTCGGTTGACCTTGGGCCTATTCCGCCAGAGCTTAAGGGCGTTAATGTAAGCGGCGCTAACTTTAGGCAACGCTTGGCGGAGATTGACAATCCTTACCGCAAAGTTACGCCCGAGGAACTACGGGCTGTACGGGGTCGGGTTCTTGACACTGACCCTGCTTTTCGAGGTGTTGTGCGTGATAGTGATAACAACCCTGTCCTATCGGGTACTGGGCAGACTGTAAAAAGTGGTTCGTACAAAAAAGGCGGCAAGGTCAAAAAGACTGCGTCGTCTCGTGGCGACGGTATTGCTCAGCGTGGTAAGACCAAAGGGAAGATGAGATGAAAGCCCCTCAACAGTCGTTGAAGGCTTGGACTGAGCAGAAGTGGCGCACAAAGAGCGGTAAGCGTTCCTCTGATACGGGTGAACGTTATCTCCCCGAGAAGGCTATCAAAGCGCTTAGCCCACAAGAATACGCAGCTACAACCCGTGCTAAACGAACTGGAAAAGCTGCAGGGAAGCAGTTTGTAAAACAACCGCCCAAGGTGGCGAAGAAGACAGCGGGGTACAGATAATGGCGGAAGACCAAATAAAACTATTAGAAGCTCAGCAAACCGCAAAAGAAGTTGCGGGTAAAGCTATTGGTAAACAAGGTCTGTTTTACATTACATTGATTGTTGTGATTGGTGTGAGCGCATCTATTGTGTTGGAAGAGAGCAAGATTGCTGCCGTTATGGGGCTGCTTGGTTCTGCCCTTGTTGCTCTAATTTCTATGCTAAATGGTATTGCTGGGGCTACCCCAAAGCAAGACAAACCTGAGTTTGAAGTTATGCGTCAGCTTATTGACAAGTTGGACAAGCTAGACCGCCAAGAGTTGCCTATGCAGGTTGATGTTGAAGGTGACAAGGTTACTGTCCGCAAAGGCGATAGCGTTGTGACGGCTAAAAAGGAATAAATATGAGCACAAGTGGTTTGTCCAGTTTCAACCTCGACATGAATGAACTCGTGGAGGAGGCGTTTGAGCGTTGCGGTAAAGAGCTACGCTCGGGTTACGACTTCCGCACGGCACGTCGTTCTGTCAACTTGTTGACGATTGAATGGGCGAACAAAGGCATCAACCTGTGGACGATTGAGCAAGCTCAGATTGTGCTCAATACAGGGCAAGCCATTTATGCGCTTCCAGTCGATACGATTGACATTCTTGATGCCGTGACCCGCCAGTACAACGGGATGCAGCAGAACCAGATTGACATTAACCTGAGCCGTATTAGTGAATCTACGTACTCTACGATTCCTAACAAGAACGCTACAGGTCGCCCGATTCAGATGTGGATTAACCGTCAGACTGGGTATAAGGCTACGATTCCACAAACTACTCTAGCTGCTGGCTCTCCTATTACTGCAACAAGCACAACGATTACGTTGACATCTACTGCTGGGCTCCCTACTACGGGGTTCATTGACATTGACAACGAAACGATTGCGTACCAAAACATTGTTGGCAACCAGATTCTTAATGCTTGGCGTGGGCAGAACGGTACTACCGCTGCGTCTCATGCCGCAGGTGCTAGTGTTTACGCTAATAACCTGCCTTGTATCAACGTCTGGCCTACCCCAAACCCTCCGGGCAATCAGTACACGTTGGTTTACTACCGTATGCGCCGGATGCAGAACGCTGGCGATGGTCTGAACACTCAAGACATCCCGTTCCGTTTGGTGCCCGCTATGGTTGCTGGCTTGGCATATCACCTCAGCATGAAGCTTGAAGGTGTAGACGCCCAACGCATTATGGCGCTAAAAGCTCAGTATGATGAGACTTGGCAACAGGCTGCGGACGAAGACCGTGAGAAGGCTTCGATTCGTTTTGTTCCACGTAACTTGTTCTACTACCGCTAACCATGCCTAACAAGTACGCATCTGGCAAATACTCAATAGCGGAATGTGACCGCTGTGCGGGGCGCTACAAGCTCAAGGAGTTGCGCATCCAGACGCTTAAGACCAAGCCTTATCGTATTAAGGTGTGTAAGACTTGTTGGGACCCGGACCAGCCTCAGTTGCAGTTGGGTATGTATCCAGTCAATGACCCGCAGGCTGTGCAAGAACCACGTCCTGATGTCAGCTACTTTGTGTCTGGGCAAAGCGGTGTTCTTACAAACTTGTATGACCCAAACGTGAACAACGTTGATGAGTACGGTTTCCCTGAGACGGGTAGTAGAGTTTTCCAGTGGGGCTGGAACCCCGTTGGTGGAGCAAGAGGAAGTGACACAGGACTCACGCCAAATGACTTGATATGTATTGGGCAAGTGGGTACAGTAACGGTAGCAACAACTTAGGAGTTTTATCATGGCTTACAAAAAAGAAGCAGACGGTGTTACCAAAACCGGAAAAACCAAAGGTAAAAACTTGGGCGATTCGGGTCCTATTAAGGGCATCGAGTCTGGTCCTAAAAAGAGCACTAGCTCGATGAAC